GGTGATATACGAAGCAACTCATAAGGCAACCTAAAATAAGTAGCATTAGGAATAGGATTACTTACACCAAATGTTGCCTGAGTTGTAGGATTTCTTGTTCCTGAGAACCATTTTTGATTGTCAATTTTAAACTTTTGTTGCTCACTCAATTTCTCACTACCTTTTGTAATAAAAGGAATATTGTCACCAATTGGATTTGAAACATAAAATTCTTGATGGATTTTCTGTTCGTTATAATTATGTAATAACAAATCACCTATTGCGTAACCTTTAAATTCTGGTCTTTCTGCTAACTCACCTAAAGAAAACATTCCTAATATTTTTAACTGCTGATAACGACCCAAACTAATTATTTGTGACCATAAAAGTTGAGAATTAACTCTTACTCCACCAAAACCATCTTCGTCATTAAAATTAGCAAAAACAAGAGGAATAATATCTCCTAAATTTGCCAAATCTTGAACACTATTAAATTCAAATTGAGGAGCAAATCTTCTTCCACCTGAAATATCAGCAGTTCTTCTGTTTGACCCTCTACTTGTATCTGGTTTAGGTGTTAACAGGTATGCAACAACACTTAGAGCAACACCAACTAATATTGATCCTAAAACAGTTAAACCTTGACCAGCGATATAAAGTTCGACTCCACTAGCTGAAATAGAAGGAATATGCTCATAGCCTTTTGGTCTTTCTTTTGATTTAGCTGCTACCTGTTCAACAAATTGCCAATACTCTTCCTCTGTTATTCCAAGGAGGTTACACAGATCTGCTTCCGTTGGAAGTAACACCCTTCTACCAAAAGGTTGTCTAGCGGCGACCAAATCACCACCTGGCCTCCGAATGTTTTTCGGTAACTCAGCCATCCTTCCTCGTAATAAGCAGCCATGCCATAACCATCATCTGATTTACATAGACCAATTGTTCCTAGTTTAGGGGGTGATTCAACTCCCCACCGATTTAATTCTTCAAAAAAGATACTATAGTCTTTTCTTTTTAATCTTCGATACCAATCACGCTGTCCTTGAGGAACAGTAAAACCATAATAAGCTAATACTGTACGAACCAAAGACAGACAATCACCAGTTCCATGTTTTACAGGATCAGAACCTAAACGATATTCAAGTCCTATTAATTCATGTGGCTTCAACGATTCTGAATTGTTCCTGTTAAAGGTAGTTGCTTACATTGTTCTGTAGACAAAGATTTCTGAGGGACATTTGCACCAACAGCATCAATAGCAGAACTTAGCAGCAGTTCAATTGATTCTGGATCGTATCTCATGCCAGCAGCTAACCAATACTCCTTCGTTAACATTGAATTTCTAGAAAAATCAGTATTCATAAGCCATACTTCAACTTCAACGTAATACCCTTCTTCAACAAATTGATTAACAAAACCCATACTTAAAGGACTATTTGCAAGGACTAAAGAGGCTTCTAAATTATCTCCTGTTCTATTCATCGCTGCACCTTGATAAATAAAAGATAAATATGTATGACCATTTACATTTGCATCGTATTTTCCATTTTGAAATTTATTTAAATTTAAAGTCGTTCCATCAGGAGCACTAAAAGAGGGAGGAGTGTTTCCATCTTTATCAGTCACGGTAACAAAAGCAGTTAAGGCAACAACAGTCATTACATTCCTAACCTCGATCTAGCACTTCTACTATTTCTTA